GAGGAAACGGACTGTGCGATTAAGCACAATCCCAGTCATTGCTGACCAATGATTCAGACGGTTTATAGCAACGAAACGGGATTCCATAGTCCTAAGCGTCTTTATATACACGCCACGGACATAGTGGCCGACAAAGTAGTCGCCACCGCAGGATTCCCGAAAAGGACCCTCTAAGAAGGTCTTTTCAGCGTTCACAACAAAGCCGAGTAGTTCGAGGAGACGGAGTACGTCCCTAACCAGCTCCACACCGTACGACTCACACGAGCCGTTCGGGAAATAGTGGAAGTGGGTTGGTATTACTAGATCGTCACCAAAAACGCCTACGGCTCCACTGCTATCAGATCGGGGCCACCAGAGGCGTTTGCCCCTGGACCGAGCTGCAGCTGAAACGATACAGGAGAATAAAATAGTTTGCAATGGGAAGGTATAACCATTACCCATTGTAGAGACCATCTCAAGCTCCACAAGCTTACCGTCAGGTAATGTCGTCGTGGGAGACCTAAACTGCTCTAGCCACCATAAAAAATCAGGTGGCATCACAGCCCTAAGCATCTTTAACGACAAAGAATCGGACGCACTACTGAGGTCAATTGTTGAAAAGACCCCAAGCAGTGACCCGACCCTCGCAAGCTCACGATTTCTCTCCGGTTGTTTGGAAAGGTCTATTCCATAGACCTCTCTTAAACGTCTGGAAAGAATCTCACCGAGTCCAAGCTGTCCGCTCATATTGAGCGTAGGCTCGACACATATGATACGCGAGATATCCCTTTGCTTCGGGACAAAAGAAAGACGGTTACCTCCGACTACCTTACAACACCCATAATGGTCTGCGCGGAAAGATTCCGCAGCTGACCAAGTTGGTATTTGAGCAATGTAGCCCCGGTATGACCGGTAGATAGCATCATTCGTAACGCTCAGCGGACTTCCGAATAACTTCGAATAGAAGTCATAGGAGACCGCATTTAGGCTCGCCCCCGGTCCACAACGAAGTTCAGACCAAATCTGATTTTCGTCAGAAACCAAGGGTTCGCCATCCTTAAACCAGAACCGATGGAGGGAAGCACGAAGCTCCCCCATCAGTATCTCGTCGTGGGATACGTTCGATAGGTCAGTCCACGCTCCGCACCTTGCATTTACTGCAAGGAATTTTTCAAGCGCACGCGCATCTGCATCGTCGGCGACATCATCTACAAATTTCTTGTAGAAGGTTTTAGCTAACGTGATGCACGCGTACTCTGCGGGACTGATACCCGACCATGGCTCTACCACCGCCCCCGCCCGAAGGCGAGATAAGGTGTCAGAGTCGACATAATCAGTGAAATCATCAAGGAGGTTCTGAAAAAGAACGGACGAGTTATGGCTCATACCGACCTCACAGTAATTAAAACCCAAGAATGCTGACGTTAACCCCGAAAGAGGGTCAAAAAACGATCAGCAATGCTCGATGGGTCATACGAGCACTTCGATGCAAGCAACAACAGCATACAGGCGACGAGAAGAACTCGCCACCCATGAGGATGGAAGCTGGGCGGAAGGCCGCCCCGCCTCACAACCTTACGGGATGCCCGTGACACTGGTATCGCCGAGACCCGCTGAAATTTGGGTCAAGGCACCGATGTGCGCCGAATGACACCCACGCACGTTCGGCGCATCTGCAAAGTCAGCACCGGCGGGAACCTCCACAGTTGTGGTGATCACCATGGTCTGACTCGGCAGGTTTGCGTGACAAGTGACACCCTTACGGGTGACAATCTTGTAGACGTTACGTGGGACCGACGGCTGAGTCTGCTGGCCAACTACGTACTGAAGAAATTTCATTATCTTCGGGTACCAGAAGGCGACAGTAAACGGCCGACTGACGGAATGGATGTCGACGCCGACTTGAGTGCCGCCACAAGCTGTGACAGCTACTTGTTTTGCGTTGACGTCCGGAGCAGCCATACTCACATGAGTATAGGTTGGGGCTGTGAAACCAGTCTGAGCCGCACCCGTAAGGGGTGAAGTGACATTGACTGTCATTAAAGTCTCCAGAGAACAACATTAAAAGGGTTCGAGTCGGCCCCGAGCAGAGAGTAAAGCAGCTATATTTAGCCACTTCATCCCTGTATTCGGAAGCTCAAACTGAAAGGTCGGAGGACTGATATGATCAGCCTGCCGTCGGCTCACAGTCTTGATTCGAACGAAGGACTCACCAGGAACGAAGTCGTTGATCCAGATGGTCAGTAGCGAGGCGGACGGAGTTGCCTTCATACCACGAACTGCATACTCATGCAGCTTGATGGTAGTCCAGCGTCCCCAAGCCATAGCTACAGACTGGTTCGACCAACCCGTAATTACATCACCAACATTGGTGAAGTAATCGACTAGAAAACTCCAAGGCAATAACTCCCATAACGTAGGG